GCATTATAAGCAGTAGCTATCAACGATACTATCTGACCCTGGGCTACAGGAAACAAATGAGCTTCTGGTTCCTCAATTACAAAACTCCTGCTAAAAACCTTAGATGATAAATATGGCCAGGTCGCAAGAATCATTGCCATTGGCAGCACCTCTTGCTGACCTGAGCTAGAGTGAGACAAGCTAACTCTTCCACGCTCCCCTAGTATCCAATCTTGCCCTTTTACATGTTCATAAATCCCGCAAATTAATTGCTCAACCAATTTTTGAACACTTTTAGGTCTGTCTCGACCAGTCTGCCTCATTAGATCATTTTCACGTGTCGACTCATAAACCGAGCCAAACTCCTTCAAAAAATAATCAATCGGGATATTTGAAGAGATAAACGAAAATAAACTCTTTTGCAAGTTCGCAAAGAAAGAACGACCAGCAGGTATATATATCATCTGCTCCATTCTTGGACTCTCAACGTTCTTGTTTAAAATTTCAGCAATAGCTTCCCTAGCCAATCGACTCACATTTGGTCTATTGCGAATTGTTATAGCGGAATCATACTCAACAATAGACTGATATTTGAATATCTTTCGCCCCGCAGCAAGAGCCTTACCGATACTTGAGGAGTATGTAATTGAAAACTTTAGACGTGAGCCTACCTTTTGATTCTCGACATATATTTTATAAAACCCATTATCAAACACCACTAAGAAAGGTCTGCTCTCCCACGCATATACTGGAAAAATAGTCGAAAACTTGGCCTTAAGCGCCGAATCAAACTGCCTTTTGTCTTTTCCGTCCGACGCCGCATCAAATATAGCGAGAGGGAATTCTTTGAAAAAATAAATCAACTTAGAAATTATACTTTTCCCTTGAGCCTGAGGCCCAATGAATACATTGATGCGACGCAATTCTATTTTTGCATCTTTTATTGCAAGAAAGTTAGATATGCTTAAGTTTGCCAATGCTTCTACCCATCCGTAGATTTTTCTCACAATAGATCAACGCAACACCAGACCACAATAGCCTTTTGACACCTTGAGCAGATGCGCTCGTCAAAAACAATCTTTAAGGTATATTTTTCTTGACGAATTAACCCGCAAGGTTAATATTTGCCTCACTCTTCCACCACAGAGCGAGGTAACACCATGCACACCACAGCCACCCTGCACGTCCATCCGGCCGCAGCTAACCCCTCCCGTATCTTCGAAGTCCGCCGCCTGGCACAAGACTGCGGCTGCGCCTTCATCGCGTCCAAACCCAAGCTGAAACAGCGCTACGCACCCGCCCCCTTCGATCCAAACGGCGGAGGGCACGCGGCATGAAAAAGTACAAACTCGACAACCGTACCCTGACCCTGCTCAAGGCCCAGGTCAGCCTGACCCAAACCTTCAACCACCTGCTGCGCACAGAAACACAGCGTGAGGCCCTGGCCTTTCGCCTGAACGTCGAGCGCCGCAAAGTCGATACGCACTTCACCGTTGAACTGGGCAACGAACGCCACACGCTGACCCTGGCTAACACCAAGAAGATGCACCTCAAGCTTGCGGACTTCATTGAGGAGATCGTCAACGGGCCAACCAACCCCACCGATCCATCGTCCCTGGCGCACGCAGACCGCCGCTACGGCGTGTTCGAGACTGAACACAAGCAGCAGGTATTCGACCTTGTGCAAACCGGCGGCGTTCTCAGTCTCGATATGGGCTTCGAGCAGCCGATCAACTTGGCAATCCACCGCAACAAAACCCGCGCCGGCATCACCACCATCATGAGCATTGGCGTCAGAAAGCCGCGCACCAAGTGCTTCACGGTGTACGGCAGTGACGTGGAGATCTACTCCATGGTGGCCGAATCCATCACCCACCTGGCTGCCGTGGCGACACCCGCCGCGCATG